CGCATGCATCTGCGATAGAATCTTACATAGAAGAAAATGTAGGTATAACAAATGAAGAGCATGGCAGAATGTATTTTCAAAGAACACTCGAAGATTGGTCTAAGTTTAATATAAACAATAGAACAAAGTTTGATGCTTCAATAAGTAGTGGTTTAGCTATAATGGCTTGCCAAAGACATTTATATGCTCCAAGAGCAGAAAGACAAACAAGAAAAATAGATTTTGGATTTTCTAAATATAATAATTCAGGATTAAAAAGTAAAATATTATAATAATGGCAGAAGCTACAGGATATACAACTCAATTTCCCAGCCAGTCGGTTGATGACGCTACAAAAGCTAGTGAAAAGTACGGATTGGAAGTGGCAAGAGGTATAAAAAATGAGTGGTTTAGAAAAAGTGCCGGTACAGGTAGGTTTCTTCAAAACCAACGAGAGTTCCATAGACTAAAATTATATGCTAGAGGTGAACAGTCAATACAAAAATATAAAGATGAATTTTCTATAAATGGTGATTTATCATATTTAAATCTTGATTGGAAACCTGTACCTATAATTCCAAAGTTTGTTGATATAGTTGTAAATGGTATGCAAGATAGATTATTTACAATTAAAGCATTTGCACAAGATCCTTCTTCTACAAAAAAAAGAACTGATTTTGTAGAAATGACGCTTGAGGATATGAATACAAAAGATTTTATAAAACAAGTTGACACAAAATTAGGTGTAAATATTGAAAACTTTTCGGGTCAACCAACTCCTGAAAGCGATGAAGAGCTTGAATTACATATGCAAATAGGATATAAACAAGCTATTGAGTTGGCTCATGAGCAAGCTATTGACAATGTATTTAAAAGAAACCATTATTATGAACTTAAAAAACGTTTAGATTATGACCAAACTGTCCTGGGTATATCTTGTGCTAAGCATACTTTTAATAATACTGACGGTATTAAACTCGAATACGTAGATCCTGCTAATTTAATATATTCTTATACGGAAGATCCTAATTTTCAGGATGTATATTATTTTGGTGAAATAAAACAAATAAAATCTAATGAGCTTAAAAAACAATTTCCTGAATTATCAGATGAAGAGTTTGAAGATTGTGTAAGAAGATCTAGCAAGATTAACCAATATGATTATACAAATAATGATTCTGATGATTCATATGATTCTAATACATTAACTGTAATGTATTTTAATTATAAAACATGGGAACAAAGTGTATTTAAAATAAAAGAAACATCTTCTGGTGCTAAAAAAGCAATTAAAAAAGATGATACTTTTAATCCGCCTAAAGATCAAAGAACAAGATTTGAAAGAGTAGCACAAGCAAGAGAAGTTATATATGAAGGTGTTATGGTTTTAGGTGCTAATAAACTTTTAAAATGGCAAAAAGCTGAAAACATGGTTCGTCCTGACTCAAATGTAAATACGGTTATGATGAATTATGTTGTTAGTGCACCTAGATTTTATAAAGGTAAAATTGAAAGCTTAGTTAGCAGAATGGTTACTTATGCTGATTTAATACAATTAACACATCTAAAATTACAGCAGGTAATACAAAGAATGACACCATCTGGTGTATTTGTAGATGCTGATGGATTATCTGAGATAGATTTAGGAAATGGTACAAACTATAATCCACAAGAAGCATTAAATTTATATTTTCAAACAGGATCTATTATCGGTCGTTCAATGACTGTAGATGGTGACGCAAACCCAGGTAAAGTACCTATTCAAGAATTACCAGGGGGTGGTGGTCAGCAATCGGCACTTTTAATACAGTCATATAATTATTATTTAAATATGATAAGAGATGTGACTGGATTAAATGAAGCAAGAGATGGTTCTGATCCAGATCCTCATGCTTTAGTTGGTGTACAAAAATTAGCAGCTGCAAATTCTAATACAGCTACTAGACATATATTACATAGTTCTATGTATATAACTAGTGAACTAGCAGAAGCAATATCTATAAGATTAAAAGATGTATTAGCTTATCATCCTCAAAGAGATGTATTTATTAAAAGTTTGGGAAGATTTACGGTAGGTGCGTTAAAAGAAATAAACAATATACATTTACATGATTTTGGTGTATTTATAGAATTAGATCCTGATGAAGATGAAAAACAATTAGTTGAAAATAATATACAACAAGCTTTATCTAAAGATCAAATACAATTAGAAGATGTAATTGATATTAGAGCAATAAAAAATATAAAATTAGCTAATCAATTATTAAAATTTAGAAGAGCTAAAAAAGCAGCTGCGGATCAAATTAAAGCAGAAAGAAATATTGCTGCTCAATCACAAGCTAATGCTCAGGCTGCACAAGCTGCTGAATTAGCAAAAGCTCAAGCTGAAAATGTAAAAGTTGAATCAAAAATGAAGCTTCAAGAAGCACAGAAAAATTTTGATATACAAAAACTTGAAACAGAGGCTAGAACAAAAAAAGAATTAATGCAGTTTGAATTTGATTTAAACATGAAATTAAAACAAATGGAGTTAGATTCAAAAGAAAAAGTAGAGCTTAGTAAACCTGTACGAAGTGTAAAACCTTCTAAGCCATTTGAATCTAAAGGTAACGATGTTTTAGGTGGAATTGATCTTTCAAGATTTGAACCTAAATAAATTTTAAATTATTATATATTATTAAATTATGGAAAAGTGGAAAGTAAAAGGAATCGTCACAGACGAACCAAAATCTAAACAACAAACAGAACAAGCTGTTTTAGATAAAGCTGTAGAAAAAGGTGAAATTGAACCAGAAGCTGCAGGTAAAAAAGATAACGATGTTATAAAAGTAGATTTAGATAAATTAAAAAATAAAGAAAAAGATGCCGTTCAGAAGCAAAGCACAAATGAGGTATCTGTACGCGACGGATCCGAAACTAGCAAAGAAGTTCAAAAGGAAAACAAAGAGGAAGTTAAAGAACCTGCCGGAGAAAATAAACAAGAAGAAAACAATAAAAGTGACAAGGAAGAACAAGGGGAAGAAATAGATTCTCCTATTGAACTTATAAAAGAAGAAGAAAATAAACAGCCAGAAAAAGTTGAAACTAATCAACCTAAAGTTGATCAACGAGCGGCTGAAGTAAACGAAAAACCCGAACCAAAAGAACCTGAAGTAAATTTACCAGAAAATGTTGATAAGCTAGTAAAGTTTATGGATGAAACTGGAGGTTCAATTGAAGATTATGTAGCTCTTAATAAAGATATATCTAGTTTAAAAGACAGTGAGTTATTAAGAGAATATTATACAAAATCTAAACCATGGGAACAATCTGAAATATCAGAATATATGGAAGATAATTTTTCATATACTGAAGATGATGACCCTAAAGAAATACGTGCTAAAAAGCGCGCATACAAAGAAGAAATACATAAAGCTCGACAGTTTTTTACTGTTAATAGGGATAAATATTATGCTGACATCAAGTTGAAAAAGCAAACTGAAATACCTGAACAATATCAAAACGCTTTGAAGTTTTATGAAGATTCAAAAAGGAACGAAGAAATAAACAAAGAAATAACAAATAAATTTTTACAAAGAACAGAAAATGTTTTTAGTGACGACTTTAAAGGATTTGATTTTCAAGTTGGAAATAATAAATATAGATATAAAGTTAATAATGTTACAGAAACAAAGAATGCTCAGTCTAATCTTGCAAATTTTGTAAATCAATTTTTAAATGATAAAGGAGATTTAGAAAATGCAAGTGGTTATCATAAAGCTTTATTTGCTGCAAGAAATGCAGATAAAATAGCTCAGCATTTTTATGAGCAGGGCCGTGCCGATGCTTTACAACAAAGTGCAAAAGAAGCTAAAAATATAAATATGGAACCAAGAAAAGAAGGATTTATTGAAACTAAATCTGGACAAAAATTTAGAGTTGTTTCAGGTAATTCTAGTTCAAAACTTAGAGTTAAACTTAAACAATAAATTTATAAAAAATGGCACTAACAACTGGAATAGAACATTTGACGCCTTCGCCTAGCAAAGGCCAACTGTTCCAAGGTAATTATATTACCAATTTTGATTTTACAAACCAGTTCTTACCTGATGTTTATGAAAAGCAAGCTGAAATTTATGGAAACAGATCTATTGGTGGTTTCTTAAAATTAGTATCTGCAGAGATGCCTTCAGCTTCTGATGAAATAAGATGGGTAGAACAGGGTAGATTACATATAGCTTACAAAAATGTAGCTATTTCAACTAATACATTTACAGTAACTTTTGATACACTACCTGATGGTACGTCGGCTGGTACGGCACAAGTACCTGCTGTTAGAGTAGGCCAAACTATTATGGTTCAAGGTCTTACATCTGCTGGAGTACATACAGGACCTGTACAAAGAGGTGTTGTAACTGTAGCTGGTGCAAATGCAAATAGCACAACTGGTACATTTACAGCTAAATGTTTAGAAGCTGCAAACTGGGCTGCTGTTACAGGAGCATCTAATTTTTCTAAAGCTACTGTATTAGTATATGGTTCTGAATTTGCAAAAGGATCTGCTGGAATGTCAGGAGAAATTGATGCAGTATATCAGTCTTATACTAATAAGCCTATGATATTAAAAGATAACTATGCTATCAACGGTTCTGATACTGCACAAATAGGATGGATTGAAGTTACTTCTGAAAATGGAGCTTCAGGATATTTATGGTATTTACAATCTGAGCACGAAACTCGTCAAAGATTTGAAGATTACTTAGAAATGTCTATGATAGAATCTGTTAAAAAGGCTAGTAACTCAACATTATCTGCTTCTGAATCACCAGGTGGCACAGAAGGTTTATTTGCTGCACTAACAGGTAGAGGAAATGTTTATACAGATCTTTCTACAGATTTAGCTTCAAATATGAACGGCTTTGATGCTATATTAAAGCAACTAGATAAAAATGGAGCTATTGAAGAAAACATGCTTTATATTGATAAGTCTTTATCTTTAGCTATTGATGATGCACTTGCTGCTAAGAACTCTTATGGTACTGGTGGTACTTCTTATGGTGTATTTAATAACAGCGAAGAAATGGCTTTAAATTTAGGGTTTTCAGGATTTAGAAGAGGTGGATATGACTTCTATAAAACTGACTGGAAATATTTAAATGACTTTGGCACAAGAGGTCAATTTAGTGATATTGAAGGTGTTTTAATTCCTGCTGGAACTTCTACAGTTTACGATCAAGAATTAGGTCAAAATATTAAAAGACCTTTCTTACACGTAAGATATAGAGCCTCTGAAACTGATGATAGAAAAATGAAAACTTGGATTACAGGTTCTGTTGGTGGTTCTTATACTACTACTACAGATGAAATGCGAGTTTCATTCTTATCTGAAAGATGTTTAATAGTACAAGGAGCTAATAACTTCTTTTTACTAAAAGACTAATTTTAATTTGAAGATGAGGTGTCTTAACGGGCACCTCAATCTTTATTTATTTTATTAAATTATATATTATGGAAAAATGGGAAATAAAGGAAAGAACATATCAATTAAAAAATATGTCTCCTTTAACATACAAAATAAGAAGCTCTAAAATGCTTTGGTTTGATGAAGACAAAGGTATTAATAGAGAAATTAGATATGCAAGTAATCAAAAAAGTTTATTTGTAGAAGATCAAGACAAATATGCACAGTTGGACCATGTAGTATTTGAAAATGGAATGTTAACTGTTCCAAGAGAAAATCCTATATTACAACAGCTTTTATCTATATATCATCCTGATAAACATATGTGGGAAGAATTAGATGCAGTTCAAGAAGCTAAAGATGATATTGATATGATTGAACAAGAAATCGAAGCACAACGATTAGTTCAAGAATTAGAAATAGAACATCTTGAAGCTATACTTAGAACAGAAGTTGGTTCAGATGTAACTAAAATGTCTACAAAAGAAATAAAAAGAGATTGTTATTTATTTGCAAAAAATAATCCTGAGTTATTTATTGAAATTGCTAATGATGAAGA